TTATCTTTATGCCAAATGGCATAACATGCGCATGTGTCAAGACTTTTTAAGTTCCTTAAAAACGGGGTGCGTTACGCAAGTGGCATAAGATCTCTCCCTAAGAGAGATAAGCGCGTGTCAAGACTTACGCTTGCATATCCTCAAGTTGATCAAGCCCGTTGCGGTGCGCCCATACCATCCTTGCAATGTCCACACGACACCTGTGTCTATGAGGTATTGGAACGCTTGAGCGTAGCTTGCGCTTTCGCAATCGCCCTCTATGATCTCAATCGCTTGGATTACGCTTGTGACCTGCTGAAATAAGGGTTGCTGTGGTTTTTTGGGGGAAACTTGTCGGTTCATTGTCGAATCCTTGTTGTAGTTGATAGTTATACCGTAGATGCCTCAGATACAGTCATACAAGCGTTGCATCCGTTCATATGTGCATAGACACCAGTTTTGCGTTAGAGGCCTATAAATGACCGTTTATGGGAGTTTTGGATACCCCATAGGGGTAGGGTAGTAGGTGGGTAGCCTTAGAGAGTGTTGACCTACATAGATGGAGGAGTCCACTTGGACAAACTTTATCTTATATCCTAGTTTAGTATATGGTGTTTCTTCTTCTGTGATTATGGCTAGTGCCCACTCATCATACCAACAGTTCCATTCTACTAGGTCACCTATCTTGTACTTGAGCATGGGGCCTCCCTTAACCAGTCAATATTAACAATATCTTTTTTACCTGTTCTCACACATTGTATCCGCACAAGGGTTTGAGTGAACCGTTGGATGATGAGATAGAGTCGATCGTATCTGGCTACAAGCCCATCATCACATATCACCAAGTCCCCTACACTAAATCTTTTCATTGTCTCACCAATAGCCAGTGTTGAATATAAACTGTTCTGTATCCAATCAGTATTCCGTATCTGCCATGTCGGTTTATCTTCTCGGTTATGATCCCTATGGCTCCGGTTCCTATGCCATGTTTGTCACAAGGATCTATGTACTTAACCAAGTTGCCGAGTTTGAATTGTTCTGTCCACATTGAATACCTCTCTGCTGTTGATGTCTATAATATAATCAGTTGGGTTGGTTTTGTCTAGGACAGAATTTGTCCATCGTCTGTGACAACTGTTTTTATGTCGAATCTCTTGATAAGGTACTCTCGATTATCTTCTATGAAATGAACCATAAATCGCTCGCCTTCTCTGCGGATCTCCTTGACCAATCCCCAAGCATACTTGCGTTCACATCTGAGCGGATCGCCCTCGACTGAAAAGAATCCTAAATTTACTCTTACTAAGTTGCCTACATTGATGTTCATAATGACCTCGTTTGTTGTTGATGTATATAATGTAATCTGTTGTCGAAAATAATCAAGGACAAAATATGTCCGTTTCTACTGGAAGCAAGTACCCTATCCAACATCCTCGTGCGATCATTCCGTTCTTTAAGAACTGGATCTTTACATGCTTATCACTGTAGGGATCATGACCCAGTATCACGACCAATGTATCACACAGTGTAGTCGCACCCTTGTTGTTGTATGTGTATAAGTCTCCGACTTTGTAGATGCTACTCAACATGCTTACCCCCAAGTCTCAATGACTTTCATATCTAATCCCCAACAATGTTGGAGATAGTGAAGCCGACTGTCGTTAACCATCTGATAAACCTCTGCTTCGTAGTTGTAGATCATAAACCACACATCATCAAAGTCTTGATCGTTGGCCCAAGACTGCGCTTCATTATAAAACTTGAATGGTGGTGAATACTTTGATCTCTTTAACATCATACTTGACTCCGTTGTTTTGGTGATGTTTATAATGTAATCTGTTCTCGAAACATTGCAAGGACAAAAAATGTCCGACTTGCTCGCTACCATCTGCCTTTGATGTTGGTCATTCCTGCCTGTCTTCTGGCTTGAACCATTCGGATGCGCTGTGATGCTTTATTCCAATCGCCCTTTGAAGGGAGATAGCCTTTGTCGCATCGCCAACCCTCAATTTCAAGATACTGCTTTGCCTCATCAATCGTGAAGCCTTCCTTCACTAACTTGTACATGTCTCTGATAAGGTTTGCACACTTAGGTGTCATTGTTGCGCCTTGCTTACTTGATATTCTCATTGGAACCTCTTTGTTTTGGTGATGTTAGTAATGTAATCTGTTCTGGGAAATTGTAAAGGACAAATTATGTCCGGTTTTGCTCGATAGGCTTGAGGTCGTGATGTTGGACTTGAAACTTTTGTCCTCCGCTAGCGAACTGGACAGCGCACCATCCAATCCAGTTAGCGACTCCGTTCTTTGATGGTACGATCATAACCAAGTGATCTAGCACGCCATCGTTCCACATAAAAATATTGCCTACTTTAAACTTTTTCACTTGATTACTCTCTTTATATCTCTGTTCTGTATTCTCAGTTCTTCACCGTTGTCTACGAACTTGACCCAATAAACTGGTGGTTGTCCGTAGTGTGGCCTAACTATCTCGGTAACGACAGCCAATGGATGCTGGTGATTGCTCACACTTACTAGGTTACCTACTTTGATTGGTTCTCGCATAATTCCTCCTGCATGCTTTTCGGTTTTGTTCTTTCTTTTTATCTTTGTGAGCACCTGCCTTTCGGTTCTGCTCAATGTGTATCTGTTGGATAGCGTTGCGTTGCTTAGATACTTTGTTTTTTTTCTTAGACACTGTCTGCCCTCCGTTGATGTTAATAATGTAACCAGTTCAGAGAAATTGTAAAGGACAAAAAATGTCCGGGTGGACTCCCCTACCCGACTACACTGTGGGGTAGGGGATCAGTAGGGCTACTGCCCTGCTGTTAGGATACTGACGATAAAGTCTTGCACTGAGCCGGACTTTGTTTGAAGCCCATGAAGCCTTGCGACATTCTTGGTGGCCTCCTTACCAGACCCCATCGCTTGCCAGAGAGTCATAGCGATCTCGGAAGGCAGAGTCACAAAGTACTCAGCGAGGTTCTGTAACTGTCCGTTGGACAACTCGGAATCGAAGCACTCCTTAGCCTTGAACTTTTCAATGAGAGAGTTGTGATCATTGATCTTGAACTTTGTTGTCAAGTCAACCTTACCTTCATCAAGTATCTGCTCTGGAGTAACTACCTTAGAGTAGTTCTTGATGTAGTCGTTCAGAGCCATAGCACCTTCAAAGCCAATGAAGGAATGTGCAAGGTGATAGAGCATAGGGCTGTGCTTGATCTCACCGACAGACAGCAGAGCATCTGATAGTCGTTCCCAAGAGCGTCGAGAAGGATAAACCTTGTTAGGCTCGAAGGTGTCGTTATGCTCAAGGTGCTGATGATTGTGGTTGATGAAATCCCAAACCTCATCTGCAACCTTGCCTTTGGCCCAGTTAAGCCAGTCTTCAACCGTAGGTTCTACATCGAATACGGTGTAGCGGTCTAGTTCCGCAGGGTCAAATTCATTGACTTGATACTCAGCACCATGCTTACCACCATTGACACAAGCAAAGATCAAGGTGTCGGGATGGAGTTTGTGACCTGCAATCTTGCGAGAGTCACAGAGTTCAAAGATACCCTGTCGCACCTCTAGGGTAGCACGATCAACCTCGTCAAGAAACAAGACGACAGGTTCGTTACAAGCCTGTGCTAGCCATTCTGGTGGCAACCAAGCGGTTACATTACCATCTACCTTTGGTAGACCAAGCAAGTCACCTTCGGTCATTTGTGAAGCCCGACGCTCGACAACAGGCAGTTCAAGAGCATCTGCTTGCTGATAGACGACTGTGGACTTACCGATACCATGCCGACCACGAAGGAGGACAGGAAAGCGTGCTTCGAGAACATGAGGAAGAACATTAAATAGGGTTTTGAAATCAATAGACATGATAGTCTCCAGTGTTGTGGCTGAAAAGCCTTTGTTTTAATGATGTTTATATTATAACTAGGTTGTGATAAATTGTCTAGGACAGAATTTGTCCGATTATGATTTTCGTCATTGCATCTCCTGTGCTCTCAGCCGATCCGACCTCGACATAATCGGAGTTGCCATCGCCATCGCTAGGGAAGATCAAACACTCCGAAGGTGCTTCTGAGATCACATAGTACTTTCCGTTGTGCTCTACAAGGGTTCTTTTAATATCCCAACCTCTCGCAGATTGGTATTCTTCTTGTGTTATGATATTCATTACTTGCCTCCTTCGATCTTGAAGCCGATAGTCGGCTGTTCTTCTTTTGATTCACCTTCATCTTCCGTTAGTGCTCTGGCCATCAGTGCAGGGAGTAGAGAGGCAGGGATACCCATTGGGCTTGGTGATGGTGGTGGTGCTAACAGTGTAGCGACCTTCTTTAACAAGTCGTCCGATAGGGAGACTTTGATTGTGATGCTGTTATCTGACATGATAAACTCCTTCTGTGTTGTTGATATTAGTAATGTAATCTATTGTGAATAATAATCAAGGACATTTTTTGTCCGTATCTTCTGCGACCAACGCTATGTCTTCATTGTAAACCCAGATGCTCTCGTTGGCACTTGCGACATGGATGCATGTTTTCTCTCTTAGAAAGTCGAAACCAAGCACAAGACCGATGAGCGGATCGTCACCGTACCACCCATGTCGAAATATAATCAAGTCTCCCTGTCTCATTTTACTCTCACAATCTTGAGTTCTCTGTGATAAAAGTTACAGCACTTGTTGCCTTTGGGCATGCCTATCCACTTGACTTTTATGGGGTAAGTTCTACCCTCTTTTTCTTGATCGCTGGTGGATATTACCAGAGCGCAGAACACTTTGTCGGCTTGTTCCATCTCCCATTTTATCGAGTAGTTCTGCTCTGTACTCAGCCCATAGGCTGACAATGTGACCAGATCTCCAACTCGGAATTTGCCTACCTTGCCTTTTGATTCTCTATCCCTAAATGCTTTCATGGCGCACCTCAGTTGTTGAATGAGTTATGTATCTTGTTAATGTAATCTGTGACATGTCTGAGGTCTACATCTGCGCTCAGCATCACATAGACCTTTTCACCAACGCTTCTAGTCCACACAATCTTATCAGCTGTCAGCATACCACGAATGGCGAACCACCCATCGTTGTCTGTCTCGATAATCTGTACTATTTTTAGAAAGTCTTTCATTGGTAACCTCTACTACAATATATAGAGTTTTGGTCTTATTGTCGAGGACATAAAATGTCCGGTTTGTATAAATGTTCTTGCCCACCCTTACCCCTCCTCACTAGGAGGAGGCTCCGAAAAGGATCACATACTGATGCCGATCACCTTTTCGTTCGTTTGAAAGTAAGGGTTGCTAGCACACTGCTCTGTAGTGAACCAGATGCGCTGACACTTGGATGCCACAGGCTTTGGAGCCTCCATATCTGTGAGAACGATATGGCCATCGAAGCCGCCATGTTCGTTAACCCACTTGGTTGGAGCGTCAAAGCAAGTACCTCCGCAAAGAACACGCTCGACTTGCTTGCGCTGTCCTTTCTTCCAGACATAGACTTTGGACTCATCGACTTGAGTATCGAAGGGTACAACAGTAAACTCGCAGTGTTGAGCGAGGCCATTCAGTTCTGAGAAGAAAGCGGATAACATATCATCTGAAACAGAACCACTCTGGTCGATAGAGATAGCGATCCTCGCAGTACGCTTGACCTTCTTTCCGGCATGGATGTAGGGATAGCGTGGGTTGATTCTACGAACAGTTGATCGCTTGTTCTGTCTCTGTGAGGTCTTGATAAAGTAACGAAGCACTTTGCGCCAATCGACCTTCGGAGTTATCATATCAATGATACGCTCTCTCATAGATGAGGACACATTACCCCATCCGTTGCCTTTGGACTGCACCTCTTTGACAGCATCCTCAACAGCCTGTCGCATACGCTCTTGGGCCATTTGGCGAGTCTCTTGATTGGCTTCGCCCCAACCACTGTGATCGTCAAGCGAGTCTGGATCACCAGACCCATCACCGCCTCCATCACCTTCTTGGTTCTCTGGATCGAAAGGCCCTTCGCCATTCTCTTTGTCTTGCTGTAATTTGGAGTAGTACCACTCAGCAGACTGCCCTTCGGGATAGGACTCAAAGCGTCCTCTGGTTGGAATACAGCCTCCTTCTGGGATGTCGTCGGCTATATGGGTATTGATAGCCAGATCTGTGGCGATGTTCCACATCTTGGACATACCTTCTGGGGGTAGCCTACCTGTGACATGTTCAAAGATGATATGATACATCTCGTGCATCAAGACACCAAGCTTTTGATTGTCCGGCAGACTAGCAAAGAACTTAGGATTGTAGATCATCTCAAAGTTACCGCTGCCCTCGTTCATACGAACACCGGCTGTGGGTATCGCAGTAGTAGAGGACTTGTGTATTCTACGAGACAACGCTGCGAAGAACGGTTCAGCCTGTAGTAAGCGATAAGTGTGTAGGTCAAGATCAAAGTCAACCTTTGGTTCTTGCTGTTCTGTTTTAGTTTCGTCAGTCATATCGACCTCCTTCTGAGTTATGTATATATTATAATCAGTTTTGAAAAAATGTAAAGGACAAATTATGTCCGTTTTTATTATGATACGAGGCTAGCAACCTGTTCATAGACTCCTTCCTCTCTGAGAGAGTTCATTATTGCATCTTGTGTCGGCAGTAGAAACGCAGGGTACTCAGTAAGTTTTTCAACCATCGCTTGAGTCTCCTTTAGTAGTCTGTGGCCTCTGCCAAGATTGAAGCCTGTTGGTAGATGAGTCGCCAGCCATCTGTTTTTTACCTCTGTGTATTCCTCAGTTGAACTATTGAACCGTTCTTCCCTGTGGACTATGAAAGGATATAGGAGGTAGTGCATACCGTTTCGGGTTCTCATCCCCTCTTTATGCTTCACATAAAAGTTGCCTTTCCTTCTTTGCCATTTCATAATAGTCTCCGTTGTTGATGTTAGTAATATAACCTAGTGGTAAGTTTTGTCTAGGACATTTTTTGTCCGAGTTTGAGGCAGGTTCTGAATGTGGACTTGTTTCTAACCACATCTTTCAACATCCGGTTCTCAAATCTGGCTATCTCGATCCACGATATAATCTCTCCATCTTTGTTACTATCGAATATCTGTACAGAGTACCCATCATCCCCTACACAGTAGTATCTCTTGTTATGTTTGATGTGGGCCACGATCATGTTACTCTTGGGTTGGATCTGGAGTATCTTGTACATCATCAGCCTCTTTGCGACATAGGTGGCACTTGCCTTGTATCATGTCCTTTCTTATGGCAGGGACATGACTAGATATTTCGCTTGGCTCGGAGCCAAGTGCATGGAACATAGCCTTGACAGATGGGCTACCTTTTCGCAGATCCTGCATGATCTCTGTGTATGAGCCATCATTGTAAATAATCACATCGCCCTTGCGAGGGCTATATTGTAGTGCTTGCATCGGATTCATCATTGGTTCCTCCACTTGTTTGTATAGCGTGGTGGGCAATTAACCCATACGATACGCCAGCCTTTTAGTTCATCAAAATGTATTGGTCGGCCCTCAAAGCCTTTAGTTCCATCCTCATTCATTTCCACATAGATGGACAGGGTAGTACCACCGTCGTCGGACTCCTTGCGGATATGAAAAGCATTGTCTGTGACCTCTGTCACTTGGGTACACAGGAAAGCAATCGCCTCCTTCTCTACCATCTTGCTGTCTGGGTTCCAGTTCTGTTCATAAGCCATGTTACTCTCCTTTGACTCTTATTATAAGTGATCCGTTATCATCCACCACCTCTAGATCGGGAGGTAGGTAGGCTTCGCCTTTGGCACCTGCTTTTAGGTACTCTTCTAATTGCCAGTTCGTAAAATTCGCTAGTCCAAGCGCAGGGTAGAACTCATCTATGGCTCCCACCCAATCTTCCTTGCTTCTAGTCCACCATCTTCTGATGAACGATATACCTTCGCTGAAGGCTTCTGTGTAGTTGTGTTCTTTCATGTTATTCCTCTCCATCAAATTCGAATTGTATGTTGTTTTCTTCTATGTATTCTTCCATCCAAGTGCATAGCTGATATTCGCCTACGACATAGACCCACATGTTTGCTAAAGCCTCCGGTGAAGAAAAGTCAGTGCTTACTTGGCCAAAGTTTTCTTCCTCATAAGATTGGATCTCGCCTATACAAATAAAGGCATCCGCACCTATCCACTCCGCTGCCTTAGCGTGTCCAATGATCCAATGGTCTGTGTTGAATAGAAGATGTTGCATATCCGAGAAATTGCGAAGCATTTCCAGATCTTCCTCTACTACCTCCTTTATCCTTTCCTTAGCGTACTCCTCAATTTCAAATACTTTTTCGTTATATGTTGTCATAAGACCTCCATTATGTCTGTTTTTTGTAAAAATGATTCCTCATCGCCTAAGCGAACTTTGTATACCTCAAAGGGTGTGCCGGTGGGATAGTCTTTGAGTATCTCCACGATCAAGCCAATGTGCTCGCTCTCATAGAAGCCCTTCATCATTGAGTTTATCTTCTTGTATCTAACAAGATCTCCAACCGCAACTTTCATGATAAGACCCTTAAATGACCTTTGTGTATACCATCAAGTATAGCTTTCTTGGAGGTCATTCTAATAACTCCTGTCTCGACAAACATGAATCTTATGTTGTGGCCATGAACCTCAGTGATCATCATCACATTGTCTTTGTCCTTACGGACATAGTTTAATAGCATACCAGTCTTAACTTTCATCTTAGTCTCCTTCGTTGTTTCAAGTATTATAACATCTTTCGACCAGTTGTAAAGGACAGAAAATGTCCGTTTTCTCTGATTGCATGTCGGCATCGGCTACTAGCATGTCTCTTGTAGGGTTGAACATTACATCAAGCGCACTTAACGGAACCGCTCCTTCTTGATTTCTGGTGCTTTTATTCCCTATCCCTCGACCAATCTCGACCCATTTAAGGTTCGGTGCTCTGAATTCCCTAAACGATTCTCTTTGTAGAAAAAACGAGGCCATGTCTTTTGCAGTGTAGTTAAATCCGATAACGGTATAGTCCTCTGTGACTGACACTATTGGATACCACAACTCATCAAAATTACCCCATCTTGGCTTCTGCCAAAGGGTTCTGTTGCGTACTTTGTAGCGATAACTATAAGTCCCTCTTAAATCGTTCTCAGCGTCACCACTTAGCACAGCATTAGTCTGCCACCATCCTGCCAATTCTTGTATTTTATTCATCGCTAACTCTCCTTATCTGTTTTTCTTTTATCTCGAATGTCTGATCGGCTCTATAGCCTGTTAGAAATGTTATCCTGTACCACTTGTCATTGGGAGCCTCCATCGAATCTGTAACCACAGCGATGGGCGGATCAGCCCATTCGAGAGTCTCCTTGATCTTCCAAGTCACAAGGTCGCCTACCTCATACATCATCCACCCCCATCAATTCACGCAGATCCTCATTGGGGTGTAGGAGGTGGGTAGCGTATAGAAGCAGACTATCGTATAGTTGATTTGTCAAGTATAGTGCATGACAATGCTTTGGATCTGGTTTGCCCAATGTCGCATACACTAACGAGGTTCTGTATCTACCGTAGTAGTGAGCATAACGCATGTGGTCTGTAGCGTAGTCTTTATCTCTGTGATTGTATACAACCAAGTAACTGCCTACCTTCTCTGCTAGCATCTTGCCAAGCATAGTGATTTTCTCTCCGTCTGTTTGAAGAGCAGCGTAGCCTGTATAGAAAGCAGGTGTGCCCTCAACCCATGCTTGTGCAAAGGCACCGTAACTCGTACATCTTTTTAATTTTTGTGTCATGATCGCTCCTAGTCTTCAAGTAAAAATAGTCTTATGTGTCTTTTGGCTTCAGCCAATGAATCGAACTGTTGGAAAGAGTCCACCGTATCGATTGCACCATCTGGATGTGCCTTGCGTATCGTGTACATTCGAGGCTCTGTGTGTCCTCTTGATGATACGAACTGTTCTGATGTGATGAAATACTTGCCACCATACACACCTCTGTGTATCTTGCTATTGAAGAAATTCATCGTGTCTTTTTCAAAGAACGAATATCCGCTCTCTTTGTTTTTATCTTTTATCTCTGTGATTGTTCTGAACATGGTTGCTCCCTTGTTGTTCTTATATTATAATCTGTTGTGTAATTTAATCAAGGACAAATTATGTCCGGTTTAGTCACACTGATGTAGTCTGTATGGGTGGTGCTCTTGGACATAGGGTATCAAGTTCTTTCTGATCTCTGAGAAGATCACTTCGTTGACTTTCTCTTGACTCCACTTTTTGAGAATGTAATCTATGTCTTCACACTCACCAGACAACCATTCTTCCGGGAACTCATAGGTGCTTTCTTTGAGCACCTCCACCTTGACTCTGTCATGATACCAGTATCTTGAAGCAAACAAAGCACCACATTCAGAATCACCGTTGAAAAACGCTTGCGGAGTCAGGGGCTGACTCCTACCCACAGCAGGGATGTGGATGTCCTGCCTCATATTGTACTCACCAGACAAGGCGAACACCGATAGATTATCTGGTAGTTCTGCGCCAATAAGATAAAGGTTTTCTTCGGTTTCATATCCGTTAGTCTGCCATCTATAGCCTTGTTCTGTGTGTTTGATTAGAGAAGCAGGCGCAAAACCTCTTTTCTTAGATTCGATAGCGTAGCACTCTCGCCAGATCTTGTTTAGTCTCACAAGTTTAGTGCGGTCTGCTTTGAGCACAGCACAGTTTCTACGACTGCACCCTGCTTTCCTGCAATAACCGCACTTTTTGGTCGAGGTCTTGCGACTCTTTGTTGTTTTGGCTTTGCGGTCTATGTATTGGATCGCATAGTTCTCTTTGAAGGTTCTGTCCTTAAAGGGCTTTGACCTCCCTGCTGTATCAGAAGCAGCGATTGTAGGACAAGAAGCGATAGTGTGTCCTGTTTTGGCACAGAAGGTGCAAGTTGACTCGCTCCTGTGGTTCTTGTGTGTTCTTTGATTGATAGCCATGATAGCCTCCGTTGGTTTGTCTATATATTATAATCTGTTGTGTAAATTAATCAAGGACAAATTATGTCCGGTTTGAGCATCACGCTCTCCCCTTGTGATTATTGTTGCCGATATTCTCGCCAATCTTTTTGTGCTTTATGTCGTTGAGACCGAACGAATAGTTGTTCTGCCAACCGCTGTTGTTGTTATACCGCTTGCAATATTCCTCTGCATCATCTTCTGAGTCGAACTTGAGCAAGGTAACAGACGCTTGCTTTCCATCGCCAGTGATAACACCACGATACCGCACAGCAGTCTCAGTTCCTAGTTCCTCAACACAGTCGGGGCACTCGTCTATGTACCCTCCTACCCTGCGTTTGAGTTGGCTCATTCTATCAAATTCATCTTCACAGTGTCTACAAGTTATTATTCTTGGTGGTCTTGGCATGTCGCCCTCCAGAGTTGTTGATGTTAGTAATGTAATCTGTTGCTGAAAACAATCAAGGACATTTTTTGTCCGGTTGCTCTACGACCATCAGATAGTCCACATACTCCGGTACGGTGTATGCTTGATGCGCCCACTGAACCATCACGATCTCTGTGTGATCATCGTAGTCCGTTTCCATTGCTGTAACGATACCAACCCATTTCAGCTCTGCTTCGTATTCTTCTGGATCGTCTATATACATATCCGTTATCACCCCACTATCGGGGTTTAGTTTTACTAGATCACCTACTTGCATACTGCCTCCAATCTGTTCCATGCGATAGTCCTCTTTGTACCATCAAGCCAAAGTACCATCACTAGTGAACAAGGCTCCACATCCTCTAAAAGAAGACCCATTCGGGGGGGCAGATGGTGTTGATCTGGCAGGGGTATAACTCTCACTAAATTACCTGTCTTCATATCATCCTCCTTTGTTACTTACAATATAACCGTTTCTAATATTATCGTCGAGGACATTTTCTGTCCACCAAAGATAATCACGCCTTGCTTGAATGATTATATCCTCATCCAGACAAGCGTTCAATGTCAGATCATCTTGCCGACATACCCTACCCGCCCAGCAGTTAGTAGTTTCATTCCAATACTTTTGCACTATGATGTATAGACTCTCGCCTATCATAATCAGATCACCTATTCGCATAATACCTCCATATTCTTGGCGAACATGTCTAGGGGATATGTACAGGTGTACCCATCAGCCCACACGATTGTGACCTGCCAACCCCAATATTGTTCTTCAAGCCTTGTGATTATCCCCATCCTTGATGGGCACATCCACCTCACTAGATCGCCTTTCTTCATATCTTAACCTTCCTTCGCGCTCATATAATAAATAGCCCTTGCGCCAACAGTACACCTGTACCACCGCAGGGAGCCACTTTATACAGCCTATCTCTATCAGTATGCACCCTAGTATAGACCACATCTTTCACCTCTTGGTTACTCTTGTATTGTATCAAGTTCTTTAGGGTTTGTCTCGGTCATAAATTGACCGCTTATCCATAACCGAAAGGCAGGGAAAGAATCTAGTAGGGCGAGCAGGTAAGTCCATTCGCCATGACAGTTAAATAAGTGTTCTAACATACTGCCTCCAGAACATTTGTGGTTAGCACATAGGTGTTACCATCTTCAATGACTTGACAGCGGTAATGATGCCACAGCCCTCTCTGTCCAAGATCTTTTACAATCACCACGAGAATACCAGTATCAGGGTATGGATCTGTCCATAGTGCTAAATCTCCTACTTTCATAATACCTCCAATCTGTGGCTTGGTATCCAAGTCATTGTACCATCAACCCAAGCTACCTGTCTCTGCCGACCATAGTTGGCAGCGGTTAGAACAATACCTATGCTGTTGTATGAGACATGTCTCACTAAATCACCTATTTTCATAATACCACCAGTTGTCTTTGTGGAAGAACTTTGCGTTCACCTTCCACTAACACTATTGCTCTGCGGTCTTGCCAAACCTCTACCACCAAGCCTATTGCGATTGCTTCGTTTGGAAACTCCAACCATTGATTGTAGCCTGTCCAAGCATTTACTACCTTTACTAAATCACCCACTTTCATAGTGACCTCCTTCGTTATGTTTGTAATATAACATGTTCTGCTGATTTGTCCCGGTCATTTTTTGTCCGCTTCTATCTTCATGAGCATGATCTCTTTACAGGCAAGTCTATTGCCATTGTGGATGTTCTGTATTCGTATCCACACTCCACTGCCCTTGCCTCTGATCCCAGTGCCAGTCACAAGCCATATCTCATCGTTGTGTCTTGAGTTTAGATACTGGTTCTGTTTCCTATAAACCAAATCACCTATGTTTATTCGCATATTGCCTCCAAATCGTCTTCATCTTCTAGTGTATGACTCAACGGACAGCACTCGCCTGTCCAATGGACTCGCCAATAGCGACAGCCAATGTCGTAAGTGCATTTTATAAGCACACCAAAGTGCTGTCCGTTGAGCCACTTTGATCTAACTAAGTCACCTACTTTCATGATACCACCCTCAAGTTCCGCATCCGCTCTTTGAATGTCCTGCTCTCATCAGCCCACAGCACATCAGCCCAATGGGCATCGTAGGGAAAGACATGAATAGCTGTGACGATACCAATCACCTCGTCTTGTCTGATGTGTTTTACTAAATCGCCTACTTGCATAATACCTCCAAATCCTTTCTTACCTCAACCGCTGTGTACATCGGCTCGATCTCATCGGAAACCCAAATTACCTTAGCGCACTGACGCTCAAGAGCCTCGTAGTCCATCAGTTCTATAATCAAACCCACCGAGTCGGGTTCAAATTTACTCTTTACTAAATCGCCTATTCGCATAGTACCTCCACTAGAAAAGGATATGTATTCCACTTGTGTCCATCTGTCATGACGAAGGCGAGCTTATACTGCCCAACCCATATTACGACTCCAATGCCGCCATGGTCTTTATGTCTTACTAATGATCCTACTCGCATATTAACTCCAACTTGTGTTTAACTCTGCCTATTGAATACTCATTCTCATCACCATCGGCCCATGAGACAGCTATACACCATTCATCTATATATGAAACCAAGCCTAGATACTCTTGGCCGTTGTCTTCTTTCCATTTAATAATACTACCTATCTGCATACTTTCTCCCATTTGTCTCTTTCAAGCATTTCCAATACTGCGTCGTAATCTATAGGCACTGTTGTGTTGCCCTTGACTAGCCGACAATACAAGTGCTCTTTGCCATCATCCTTGTCCATGACTAAAAAAAGAAGTTCTGTGGTGGGTACAAGAATGAGATCCCCAACTGATATATCGTCAATAGATTTCATAGAAACCTCCTGTTTTTTCTTGACAAATGTATTATAATCGATTACAATAGAATATCAAGGACATTTTTTGTCCGCTTTTCTCAAACGACTCTCATGAACTACGGTCAAACAAAGATGCCTAGTCCACAGAACCTCGTAGAGATTGTTGCCAAGATCTTCCTTGACTACACCATATTGGAGGGCTGTTTGTTCATCGCTAGTCTGCCAGAGCAAGTCTGGAAATACCATCTGAACCAGATCACCGATCTTGAGTTTCAATGTAAAGTTCATAGTGTGTCTCCTTTGGTTACATCAGTATTGTATCACGCTGAGGATTTATATCAAGGACAATTTTTGTCCGGTTTCCTTACATGCGTGATTCCTTATAATTATTGTGCAGGTTTGAGGTATTCGGCGCAGATGAATTTGTCGCATCTTGGAACCTTCGGCCAAAGCACTTTGTATGACAAGGGTTCATCCCTTCGTTCTACAACAAGCCCAATCCCCAAAGGGGATTTGGTGTGGGTCACTACTTGTCCTATCGAAATGTTAAGTTTTTTTTCTTGTTCTTCTATCGAAATGTTAAGTTTTTTTCTTGGAGTCCAGTTGAACACCTCGATGTTATATTGATCATCCCTGTTGTTCTTCATATTCCCTCCAAGTTATATCTTATTGTAACACGTTATGGAGTTTCTGTCAAGTGCATAAAGCGAAAAAAAAGATATTCACAACACAGCGATGGATTGTCCTGCACAAATCGATCTATCTCCTGGTACGTTATGCCTTGTTTCACAGCTACCTGGTGTTTTTCAAAGTAATCGATAGTTTCGAGACAAGAGTCAATTTTCTGTTCGGTCTCTTCGTCAATAACAACCGATTCTTCCATTGGAAACTTGAGGTCGACGTACACTGACCAGTAGTGCATTATTTGGTCATCTAACCAGAGGAAATAAAGTATTTTATTCTTCTTTTTTATGTTGAGTTTGCTTTTCTCCACAGTTAGTCCTCCGGTTTTTCTTTTGCTGTTGCTCTCTTTCGGACTCGCTCATGTACTCATCAAGCAGATCGCGAGGGGAGTGGGGTAGGGGGGCAGTAGGTCGGTAGATGATCATAATTCTGCCTTCGTTTATTAGCCTTTCAATCGTAGTGCATGCTATTATAGCCACTATACCATCTACGTAGTGTATCTCGTAGTTGGCGCGCCATTTTATTAATTGGTTCTCGGTGTCTAGGTGACCCATTTCAATTACTTTCGTTATTACGCCAACCTTATCATTATCCTCAATCAGCGTTCCTATTCTTAATTTCTCCATCTCCCAGTATCCTTAAAATATCCTTTCTACTTAAGTCGTAGACACGATTCACTACCACCACTGTTTCAATAAAAACAGGCATGCCCGTAAACGGGTTCAGTTCCATCGTTATGGCATGGACAATGCCCACTGCGCGACCGGACTGGTCAAATACAACGGAACCGCTAGCACCAAACCAAGCGTTTGATTGCATTATCAAATTAGAGTAACCAGTACTGCTTACGAAACCCTCAATTAAAAGACCATTGTGGTCGCTGGGGTATCCATGAAAATATAGGTTTTTCCCGTCTAAATTGACGCTTTTATTATTAACGTAGCTGCTGGGTTCTGTGGATTTGAATTCACTCAAGGGCAAGATAATGGCCACGTCACTATGTAAATTGGCCCAAACAATCAGACCAGGCACCATGGCGCCACTCTTCTCCGTCAGCACAACCCTGTCGGTATCTTGAACCACGTGCGAGGCAGTAATAACAAACACTTTGCTGGCTATCCTGAACAGATTGCCGGAGCCATGACCAATTCTTTGTCCGGCCGAGTCGTATACATCTATCCTGAGCGACGAGTCAATCGCTCTATTGATTCCGGTATTATAACTTTGAGTAACCTTGGCTAGTTCAAACTCTTTTGTGGTGTCATCCTCATAGTAAAACATTTGACACGCAAAAATAAAAAATAATATAAACATACGCCCACTCCCTAAAGTAACTAGGGCGGGGCGTTACGAAAGCTACAAAAAACACTACATACTATTTATTTTGATGTCTGTGGAAAGGTTAAGAACTAAACTTAAGAACGGTTTTTTCAACTGTCATGCTCATATTGATAGAGCAGGGACCATACAGTACACCAATAAGGATTTTATAAAGAAAGGCTTGTTGCAAAAGTGGGAGCTGGTCAATGAGGTAAAGAGCGCCCTGACGGAAGAGCAATACTACCATGGTATATATAATGCCTGTATTAAGCAGAGAGAGTACGATGTACACAAGCTTGTCTCTTTTGTGGACTTAGACAGCACGGTGAAAACAAAGGCCCTGAATGCTGCCGTTGCAGCCAAAAGAGAGCTATCTAAGATTGGCTTTGATTTATATATAGGAAATCAAACAGTAGGCGGCTTCACAGATGAAAACCTCAAATTGCTTGAAAACAACATTGATCATTTAGATTTCCTGGGAGGTTTACCAAAGTCTGATGCTGATTCCGATAGGCACCTAGACATACTCTTCTCTTTGGCCAAAGCCACAGATAAAAAAGTCCACGTGCATGTAGACCAACTAAACACAAGCAAAGAACAGGAAACAGAGTGGTTAGCGCTCAAGACCCTAAGTGCCAACATGCATGGTCAAGTCGTTGCAGTGCACTCCATATCATTGGCATGCCACACAAAAAAATATAGACAGTACGTATACGAAATATCAAAGGACGCAGGTCTACAGTTTGTTTCTTGCCCGTCTGCATGGATAGACCATCAGCGCACAGAACGACTAAGCCCCACTCACAACTCTCTCACACCAGTTGATGAGATGTTGGAATGGGGTCTTACGGTTGGTATTGGCACCGACAACATTGAAGATATTTATAAACCTTATTGTAACGGTGATATGATGTTTGAGTTAAGGCTTCTATTGGAGGCTTATAAGATCTATGATGATGACATTCTTATAGACCTCGCCTACAACAATGGCGAAAAGATACTAGGTTAGTTTCTCAAGCATTCTTTTATAGCATGCCCTTTCATCTATTTTGAAACCTCGCATCTTCAACCAGTAAAGACCCTTTCTCCAGTGTTCATAGTATTGCACTATGGGAGGTCTCTCCTGCTCTTCGACTCCCTCTGTTAGCATCATAAAGTGTACGTGTGCTTCACCTATCAAGGGAACCATTTCCAATATGGTGTCCCAGTTGGAGCGTCTGGATTTAACTAAGATTGCGCCATAATCACCATCATTATCATAGTAATCTTCTGAAGGGAAGAAGTACGACTCTGGTTCTTTGAACACAACTTTGCAATATAGTTCGTGGTCAATCAACCTGGTCAAGCGGCTGATCATCCTTCTCAGGTGCCTTGTTTTCGATTGTTTTGACAAGATCATCATAACCACCAACAAAGTGTTCCTCTTCACTTTCTATTTTTATTATCAAGGGAACTGTTCTCCAATTGTAAATAGTAGATAGTTCCATTAACTGTGTTAGCTTTGTGTCCATAGAATGGTATGTAAAATCAAAACCACGGCTACGTAACAGGGTTATGGCCCTTTGACAATAGCCACATTGTTTTTTTCCATAAATAATGTACATAATTAACCCTTTAGTAAAATCTTTGCTTTTGTGTTTATCTTTTCTAAGATTTGCTCAGGTGACCCAATAGCTATCAAGTCTGTAAAGCCTGAGTGTCCCTTCATACTGACCTTACTAAAGGTGACTTTAGGGTTCAAACCCAAATCAATCTTGCCTTCGCGAAGAAGATTGTTGTAACTTACCGCCTCGGTTATGATTGAAATGTGCTCAGGATTGACAACTATTCTAGACAGATGCCAGTTGTCGCCGATCTTGCTTATGCTCACTAACTCTAACATTCTTTTCTCCTTGTATTTTTGAATAAACGCAGCTATTTTCGACAATCCATTCACCGTCGTGAAAGACAACGACAGAAGTCGTATTGTCGACAGACTCTTTAAAAACCCCAATCAATGGCTCAGTTAGTATGTTTGCGCTAAATGGTATCTTGTACTGATCATCTTGCGAGTATACTTTCATTCTGTATGAGCCAGAAGGAATGTGTACAAGATCACCTGTTTTAAAGTGGCTCATCTTTCTTCTCCTCTGCTTCTTTTAGTATACCACTGTAGCCTGTTAATATTGTTTGACAGTCATTCAGTATCGTATCTGCTTTTAGCATTTCTAGTCTAGCTTGTTCTATTTTTTCTATTAAACCCTCAACACTATCTTGTTGAGTATCCAATTTATCACAGACGTACTCTGTTGTTGACTGGGCGGTCTCCAAATTGTTTAAAGCCCTTGTCACAAGCTCCTGTACTTCTAATTCCACCTCTTCTAAATCAACGGTGTATGCTATCTTTACTTTCATTGTGCCTCCATTATTGTATAAAGTTTTGATAAAATGTGGCGGTTGCCAAGCCAATGACAGTAGTCATAACAACCCATATAACTTTTGATGTAGAATCTTTCCAAGTTTCCAAGGCTTTTATTCTAGCATACAGACCCTGTTCTGGATCATATACTGCTTTCTTAATCTCCTTAACGTCTTCGATCATTTCTTCTTGCTTTTCTGCCATTCGTTCAAGATTGTTCTTCATCTCGATAATGGAAGTTAGCAAGTTTTGCATTTGTTCATCAGTCATTGGTTTGGCCCCCGTTAGTGCTATGCTTTAACTACAGCGTAGTTGGTTGTAATTAGTGTCGAAGCTACAGATGTAGCGTTCTCTAATGCTGAAATAGTGACCTTGACCGGGTCAATAACACCAGTTTCAAAAAAGTTTTCTACCTCTCCAGTCATGAAGTTGTAACCACAGTTTTGCCCAGCTGCTTTTACCTTTTCGGTTATCAAGTCAGGAGACTCTCCAGCGTTCTCACACATTTGTCGCAACGGGGCAGTGCAAGCATCTAGCACTATCTTGTGCCCCAACATACCGCCTTGGCCATTGCTAGCCACAGAAACAAGGTCAGAGACTCTTGCAAGGGCTGAACCACCACCTGCAATGACTCCCATCTCCTGAGCGGATCGAACCGCCTCCAGTGCGTCTTCAATGCGATGCTTCTTCTCAATCATTTCGATCTCAGTTGCTGCACCGACACGAATAACTGCCACACCGGAGGCGAGTCTTGTTATCCTTTCTTGGATTCGTTCGCATTCTTTAATGTTTTCGGTTTGCGATATCTCGGCCTTAAGAGCCTCGATTTGTTTATCGATACCATCATAGTCGCCTTTACCTCCTACAATTGTTGTCCATAGTTTTCCTACGGAGACTGACTTAGATTGGCCAAAGTGGCCAAGTTGTATGTCCTTCAGTTGAAGTCCATCTTCCCTAGTAATAAAAGTGGCTCCGATGGATAGGCAGAGGTCACGAAGGATCTTCCTTCGCTCCTCGCCATATCTCGGTGCTTTAACGGCACAGACTTTCATCGTGCCCCTAACGCTATTCATAATGAGGGCAGCAAGAGCCTGTCCCTCCACTTCGGAGGCCACCAGAACAAGAGGTCGGGATTCTCTTGCTGCTAATTCCAAAGTTGGGTAGATCTGTTCTACGTGTTCCACCTTATCATCTGTGACCAAGATAAGTGGGTTATCATATTCAACCATTCCGCTTCGCTCGTTGGTTATAAATGAGCTTGCAAGGTACCCAGAGTCCATTCTAAAACCTTCGATAAGTTCCAAGGTGGTCTTCATAGACCTTGCTTCTTCAATGAGGACAGAGCCATCCTTACCGGCTCTATCAACTGCTGTGGATACAAGGGTTCCAATCGAGTCATCGTTGTTTGCTGATATGGTTGCAATATCTCTGATGTCTTCTTCGGATCTTATTTGTCTTGCTTGCTCCTTAAGAGTCTCAACTATTTGCTCACAAGCAGCGTCCATTCCTCTCTTGAGTTCAATAGGCGATACTCCTGTTGCTATATACTTTTGTGCTTCTCTTATCATGGCTCTTGCAAGTACGGTGGTTGTTGTTGTTCCATCACCGGCTGTGCTGGCTGACTGTTCGGCTGCTTGCTTTACAATCTGTGCTCCTACGTGCTCAACCGGGTCATCAAGTTCGATGAACTTTGCGATGGTTACTCCGTCTTTTGTTACGACGGGGGTGTTCTGTTCTTTGTGATATAGTATCACGTTGCGTCCTTTGGGACCGAGGGTGCTTGCCACATTGTCGGCAAGGGTGTCGATACCTCTCAGAAGTGCTTCGGACAAAGCGCTCCCGTTAGCATAAGTTTTGTTCATTTGGCCTCCATGGTTAAACTTATATTATATTATAACCTGTTATATAGGTTCTGTCAAGTGTTTTATTTTAAAACTTCGGCAATTAATTTGTCGAGTTCAGATAGGCTTGTTTCTGTCACTGCTGAGGGTGTTGGTCGCTTAACGCTTCCGACTCCTGATATGTTATCAGCCATGTTTTTAAAGTGCGTCTCACTAGCTTCAAGCTTTTCCAAAACTTTAATGCCTATGGTTGCATCTCCTTCTGCGATATAAATCCTAGATTCTTCTTCGGCTGCCTGAAAGGCATCATAAAACTTTGTCATTTCAGCATAGGCGGCTTGAATCTTTGGTTTGGTATTCGTTATAGACTTATTTAGCATCTCTCTGAAAGTTTGTGTGTATACTTCTGCCA